TGCAGCTCACCGGCGACGGCGTGCTGGGCGACGGGACCCTGGAAGGTAACGAAGAGTCGCTCGCCACCTATGTCGACAACCTGGTGGTCGACCAGCTCCGCCACGCGGCGCGCTCGGCCGGCAAGATGTCCGAGCAGCGTATTCCATGGAAGCACCGCGAAGAGGCCATGATGGGCCTCAAGGACTGGTGGGCCGGTCGCTGGGACCAGGCGTTCTTCAACCAGATCGGCGGGGCCACCCTGCAAACCGATGTCCGCTATACGGGCATGCAGGCGACCATCGCCCCGGACGCCGGCCACGTGCAGCTCTTCGGCGCGGCCAACGAAACCGCCGCGGCGGCCGTGGCCTTCAGCCTGCAGATGATCGACGCGGCCGTGGTCCAGGCCAAGATCGCGACCCCGGTCATGCGCCCGGTCATGGTCAACGGCAACGCCATGTACGTGATGTTCCTGCACCCCTACCAGGTGCAGTCGTTGCGGACGAACACCAACGCCGGCCAATGGCTGGACATTCAGAAGGCCGCGACGACCGGGGACGGCTCCAAGTCGAACCCGATCTTCACCGGCGCGCTGGGCGTCTACAACAACGTCATCCTGCACGAGAGCGTGCGCGTCCCGCACGCGATCAACACGGCGGGCACGGCGACCATCGCCACCGGCCGCCGCGCCATCATGTGCGGCGCCCAGGCGGCGGCCATCGGCTTCGGCCAGGACTACTCCTTCGAGAAGTGGGACTGGAACGAAGAGCTGTTCGACTACGGCAACCAACTGGGTGTCGAAGCCGGCTGCATCGGCGGCCTGAAGAAGCTGCGGTTCAACTCCGCCGACTTCAGCACGATCGTCATCCCGACCCTCAGCAACGCCTCCGACACCTAAGCCGGAGCCTAACGGGCGAGCCGGTGAAAGCCGGCCGCCCAAGGAGACCAGACCATGGCTGCAGCCTCCAAGGCCCGGCTGTTCCACACTCAGCAGATCCACTTCCTTCGGACGCTGATGAACTACAACGACCCCGACATCGCGGGCCGCAAGATCGGCACCGTCCCGGCGGGCGCGAATATCCTGCGCACGAACACCGTGGTCTCGACGGCGAACAACGCCGGCACGACCGCGACGCTCTCCGTGGGCTTCAACGCAGCCGCCGCGACGGACCTCATCAACGCCATCGACGTGAAGACGGCGGCCACCGCCAACGTCGTCACCCAGGCCCCTTCCGGCAAGGCGCTGATGGCGGCCGACACCGACATCTACGTGACCATGGCGACCACGGGCGGCGCTCCCACGGCGGGCATCGTGGAAGTCATCGTCGAGTATGTCCCCGCCATCTGAACCTTGCCGCCGGCGGGCGGTGATTGCGGCCAGGGTGGCGAGCGCTGCCCTGGCCGTCTCTGAAACCGGGGAGGGCGAACATGGCGACGTATCTCGACCTCCGAACCCGGATCATCGCCGAGACCAGCCGCGACGACCTGGTCGACACCCTCGCCGCCCAGCTCAAGGTCCATATCGCCCAGGCGATTGAACACCACGGCGGGAAGCGGTTCTGGTTCAACGAAGGCATCGTGACCGGCGTCTGCGTGGTGGGAAACCAGTACGCCACCAAGCCCGCCACCATGCGCGTCATCGACCGCGTGACCGTCACGGTGGGCGGCGCGACGCGCCCTCTGACGCCGCGCCCGCTGGTCTACATCGACGACCTGTCGGCCATCGCCAGCTCCGGCCAACCCAGCGACTACGCCGAGACCGGCAATCAGATCCGCATGTGGCCGACCCCGAACCTCGCCTATCCGCTGGGCTTCATCGGGATCGTGAACCTCTCGGCGCTCACCGCCGATGGCGACACCAACGCGTGGACGAACGAGGGCTACGACCTGATCACCGCGCGGGCGAAGTTCACGCTCTTCCGCGACCAGTTCCGCGATGCCGATGGCGCCCAGCTCGCGCAAAGCGCCGAGGCGGACGCGCTGACCAAGCTGCGCGGCGAGACTGCCCGGCGCATGTCTACGGGGGTCCGCGCCTATGGCTAGGACCCCTGTGGAAAGCGGTACGCCGGGGTGGTGGTCGCGGGCCGCCGCCGCCCTCGACCGCGCCAGGAACGACCGCGACGAGGTCCCGCGCCGGCTCGTGACCTATGCGACGACGGCCGCCTTGCCCGCGCCCGGCGACTATCCCGGCGCGCTGGCCTTCCATGCCGCCCTCGGCGTGCCGGTGGTCAGCGACGGCGCGCACTGGTTCCCGATCAGCGTGGGGGCGCACCTCTAATGGCCTCGACCTATTCCCTCCGCTTTCGGCTGAACTACCAGGCGCCCGGCGACAACCTGAACATCTGGGGGACGACGCTGAACGCGGGCGTCTTCCAGCTCCTCGAAGACGCCATCGCCAAGCGGGTCAACATCACCGCCTCGGGGCCCTATAGCCTCGTCACCGCCAACGGCGCGACAGACGAGGCGCGCTGCGCCTTCCTCGATGTCACCACGGGCTCTGGCGTGACCATCACGGCCCCGAGCGTCGAGAAGACCTACATCGTCCGCAACGGCTCGACCGGGCCGGTGGTCGTCACCACAGGCGCAGGCGTGACCGCGACCTTCCAGGTGGGGGAAATCGGCCTGGCGGTGGGCGACGGGACGAACTTCCGCCGCGCGCAGCTCACCGACTTCGGCGGGGCCCAGATCACCTCCGTCGCCGACCCTACGTCGGCCCAGATGGCGGCGACCAAGGCCTACGTGGACGCGACCGCCTTCACCGCCAACGCCGGCATCCTGCCCGGCCAGGGTGGCGCGAACGGCTGGGCGCTGTTCTCGAACGGCGCGAACGCGCTCTGGAAGCAGATCGTCTCCACCGACCTCTCCGACTTCAACACCAACATCAAGGGCCTCCAAGTCGCCCTTGCCGTCGCGCTTTAGGAGGCCGCCATGGCGCTCACTGCCAATTCCATCATGACGCCGCAGTCGCCCAAGGCGGCGCACGTCAGCCAGTCGTTCACGGCGAACTCGACCTACACCACCACGCCGACGAACACGGTCCTCCTGGTCACCGCCGGGCCCAACGGCTCGCGCCTGACCAAGCTGCGGGCGATCCCAACCGCGTCGGTCGCGGTGACCCAGCTCCAGGAGTTCCGGTCGCTGGACAGCGGAACCACGAAGAAGTTTTCCAACTCCGCGCTGGGCGCGAACGGCGGCTACACCATGGCCCAGACGACCGTCCCGCCGATCGCCGACTTCGGATACTCGGACGACAATCCGAAGATCCTCGCCGCGAACGAGCAGCTCTATGTCGCCGCCGGCGTCACGGGCGCGTGGGCCTTTGAGGCGGAGTGGGCGGACTACTGATGGGCCAGAAGCTCCGCGGCCTCGTCGGGCAGTCCATGGCCGCCAAGAAGCGGTTCTCGACCGCTATGCTGGCCTACAAGGACAGCCAAGCGGGCGATACTCAGTACGTCGCGACGGCGGCGTGCATCGCCTTCGTCTTTGCGTGGGGCGCCGGTGCGCAGGGGACCAACCCCAGCGGGGGCGGCGCCGCCGCTGCTGGCTTCAAGAAGATCAAGCTCTCGCCGGGCTGGACCCTGTCCTGGTCCCCGGGCGCCGCGCCGGGGCCGGGCCTCACGGGCACGAACGGCGGCGACACGACCGTCACCGCACCGGGAATCAACCTGATCGCCGGTGGCGGCAAGGGGCCGCCCGCCGGGGCGGTCGGCGGGCTGTGCTCCGGCCCTTGGGACATCGCGCGGCGGGGCGGCAACGGCGGCATCGGGAACACGGACGGCACGGGCAGCCCCGACCCCGGCGGCGGCATCGGCGGCGGTCACAGCAGCGGCGGGGGCGGCGGGGGTGCGGCAGGCTTCACCGACATCCTGGACACCGTGAGCAACTTCGGGGGGAACGGCGGGGGTGGCAACAGCACCGGAGCGACGCCAGGCGGCGGCGGGGGTGGCAACAACCTCGGCGGCAACGCCGGCGGCGGCGGCGCGGCCCGCGTCCTCGTCTTCGTCTTCAAGGTCAACCCTGGCATCGGCGGAGGCGCGCTATGATCGTCTATCAACGCAAGATCCTGCCGGACACCAACGTCGGCGATCCGGGGGCTCTACCGCCCGAAATCGCCAACTGGACGGATGAGGCGGAGCTGGCCGATGTTAGGGCGGCGATTGGCGAGGACGCCGCCGCCGCCATCGGCTTGAGCGGTGTCGGGTTCTTCCCGGTGACCATCCCGGACCCGCCGGCGGCGATCATCGTCAGCCCGTATGACTTCCTCGAGCTCTTCACCTCGGGCGAGCGCATCGCCATCCGCACGGCCGCCCAATCGTCGGGCGCACTGGCCGACTGGCTCGACCTCCTGAACCGCGTGGACCAGGTCCACCTCAACGACCCGAACACCATCGCTGGGGTCCACGCCCTGGTGACGGCCGGGCTGCTGAGCAGCGACCGGGCGACGCACATCCTCTCGGGGGTGAAGCCCGGATGAGCAACTTCGCCCGACGCCTGGTGAACTTCCTCCTCGGCGAAGACGAGGCCGTGAATGGCCTGGTCGGCGGGAGCGCGCGCGAGACCATCTCGGGCACGGTCGGCCGGGCGGTGGAAGCCGGCGCGTGGTGGGCGAAGCCGGTGGCCTACGTCATCGACGGGCTGTTGGGGGAAGGTCACTGCCTGCGGCAGGCGGCCAAGGAACAGGCCCGGCGGACCAGGGAGGGCGGCGCGTGATCGTCCCCTTCATGATCCCGCCTGGCCTGAACACCGACGACACCGACTTCGTCGTCCACCCCGGCATGTCGTTCGGCTCGCAGCCGCCGGGCTATGTGGACATGGACAAGGCCCGGTTCTGGCGCGGCCTGCCGCAGACGATTGGCGGCTGGGAGAGCTTCGTCGCCGCGCCGCTGACGGGCGTCTGCCGCAACATCCACGCCTGGAGCGACCTCACCGCCACGCTGAACGTCGCCTTCGGGACGCACTCGAACCTGGAGGTCGTCCTGGGCGGCGTCCTGTCGGACATCACGCCCGTTTTGGCGCTCCCGAGCCTGGCGCTGGGCGCGAACCCGCTGACGACCCAGGGCGCGGGCTCGCCGAACGTCACCGTCGCCCAGAACGGTCACCCATACCTCGTCGGGGAATCCGTCAACATCGCGGGAGCCGCGGCCGTGGGCGGCATCACGCCGAACGGGACGTTCGCGATCACCGCGACCACGCCCAACTCCTGGACCTACGCCTTCAGCTCGAACGCGACCTCCGGCGCCACGGGCGGCGGCGCGGCGGTGGTGGTCACGCCGCAGCGGGCTTTCGCGGCCGGCGCGATCGACGGGACCGGCGGCGCCGGATACGGGACCGGGACCTACTCCACCGGGACCTATTCGCAGCCCTCGACCGTCGACTACTTCCCCCGGACCTGGTCGCTCTCGAACTACGGCCAGACGCTCATCGCGAACCCGCGGGGCGGCCCGATCTACCAATGGAACAACGTCACCGCGACGCCGCCGGCGCCGTTGCCGAACTCGCCCGCGCGGGTGACGGCCAGCCTGATCACGCCCGACCGCCAGGCCGTCGCCATCGGCTGCAATCAAGTCCTGAGCGGCGTCTTCAACCCGATGTGCATCCGGGGCTCAGACCTTGAAGACCTGACAAGCTGGTTCCCCACCACCTCGAACAACGCCTTCGAAGATGTGCTGGAGGGCGGCGGGCGCCTGGTGAACGCGCACATGGTGGGCGACTTCATGTTCGTCTGGTCGGACACCTGTCTCTGGCAGGGCCAGTTCATCGGCGACCCGAGCCAGACCTGGCGCTGGACGCGCCTGGGCGAGAGCTGCGGCCTGATCGGGCCGAACGCGGTGGCCGTGGTGGGCCAGTCGGCGTTCTGGATGTCGCCCGATGGCAACTTCCGGACCTGTGCGCTGAACGGCGAGCCCCAGCTCCTCTTGTCGTCGGTGCAGACCGACATCTTCAACAACCTGGCGCCCTCGCAGCAGGACAAGATCATCTGCGCCGAGATCCCGAAATATGGCGAGGTCTGGTGGTTATACCCGGACGCCCGCGACGGCAGCGAGGTCAGCCGCTACATCGGCCTGTCGCTGATGGCCGGGACCTGGCTGCACGGGACCTTCGACCGGACGGCCTTCCACAAGGGCTCGCCGGCTCCCTATCCCATCGGCGTCAGCAAGGGTGGGTCGGCCTACTACCACGAGAAGGGCCAGAGCGCCGATGGGGGCGTGCTGAGCTGGTTCTGGGAGAGCGGCGGCCAGTTCCTCGGCAACGCCGAGCAGCGCTTCACGATCAGCCGGTTCTACCCGGACTTTGAGGGCCAGGTCGGGCCGGTAACGCTGACCGTGTTCCTGCGCGATTACCCGCAGGGGACCGACCGCATCAAGGGGCCGTTCTCGATCTCACCGGGCCAGAAGATGAAGAGCTTCATGGGCGACGGCCGGATCGCCCGCATCCGTGTCGCGGGAAGCTCCGTGCCCGCCTTCTGCCGGCAGGGCCGACCGCAATTCGAGGGCGTAGGGAGCGGGATGCAATGACCCTGGAAGAAGAGCTTGCCGAACTGGGTGTGCCCGCCGTGGAGGGGGCGCAGCCGGCCGTAGAGTCGCCGCGCGCGGAGCTGACGGTGGTCGGGCCGGCGACGGTGCATCCCATCGGCGCGCAATGGCTGAAGTGGCGCGACCGCTTCGCCGAGGCGATGGACGGCTCCTATCAGACCATCGAGAGCCTGGAGAAGCTGGTGCTGCAGGGTCGCGTCCAGTTCTGGCCCGGCCGCAACGCCGCGATCATCACTGAGGTCCAGACCTATCCCGGCGGTGAGCGCGCGATCCAAGGTCTGTGGGCGGCTGGCGACGTGGCCGAGGTCATGGAGCTGATCCCCGGCGCCGAGGCCTACGGGCGCCTGCACGGCTGCACGTCGGTCCTGATCGAGGGCCGCGCCGGATGGGCCCGCCCGCTCAAGGCGCTCGGCTATGCGCCCTGGTCGGTCACCCTGCGAAAGGCGCTCTGATGGGTATCTCATCGAAGAAGACGACCACGGCATCGACGACGAACACCTCGGGCACCTCGACCTCGACGCCGAACGTCCCGCAGTGGGGCGTGGACTCGCTCTCCGGCCTTAACGACATGATCCAGAATATCGCGGGGACCAACCCCTCGACCTTCGTGGCTCCTGCGTCGGCCCTCCAAAACAAGGCCTTCGCCGGCGCGCAGGATCTGACGAACTCGTGGCAACCGGCCGCCAACGAGGCCCAAGGGCTGGCGCTCAGCACGGTTGGCGGGCCGGCCAACACGGTGACGACCAGCACTGCGGGTCCGGCCAGCCATGTCGCGGCGGCGTCGGGCGCCGACAGCATTTCGAAGTACCTGAACCCCTACCTCGACAGCGTGGTGGGCACGACGCTTGCGGGATACGACAAGAATGCCGGCGCGCAACAGGCGCAGCTTGAGGCCGCGGGCGCGCGGAATGGCGCGTTCGGCGGCTCGCGCTTCGGCCTGGCACAGGGCGAGCAGTCCGCCGACCTGGCGCAGGGGCGAGCCCAGACGGAGGCCCAACTTCGCAGCCAGGCTTACCAGGATGCCGAGGGACAAGCCCAGCAGGACGCCAGCCGCCAGCAGGCGGCAGGCACCACGAACGCGGGCGCCGACAACCAGACCGCGGAGTTCAATGCCACGGCCAACAATCAGACGGGCGAGTTCAACGCGGGCGAGAACGACGCGGCGCTCAATCGGACCAATGGCGTGGCGCAGTTACTTGCGAACCTGTCGAATAGCGGAAACGCCAACAGCATCGCCGACCTCACGGCGCAGGCCGGCTTGGGCGACACCCAGCGCGGGATTACCCAGGCGACCGACACCGCGCCCATCTCGCTCGCCCAGACGGTGGCCCAGCTTCTCCAGCAGAACCAGCTCCCGCTCCTGACCGGCCAGACCACCGACTCGACCGGGACCACCAACTCGACCGGTTCCACCACCTCGGCGCCCAGCACGTTCTCGCAGATCGGGCAGGGCATCAGCACGGCGGCGAACCTCGCGGCGCTGTTCTCCGACCGTCGCCTGAAGCGTGACATCGAAAAGATCGGCGAGCTGGCGAACGGCCTGGGCGTCTACGTCTACCGCTACCTCTGGAGTCCGCTCCGCTGGGTCGGCGTCATGGCCCAGGAGGTTCTCAAGGTGAAGCCCGAAGCCGTGATCATCCACCCCAGCGGCTTCCTCATGGTCGACTACGGAGCGCTCTGATGAATATTTCCGATCTCCTCGCCATGCTGACCGGGGGCGGTGGGGACGCCGCTGCGACAGGCCCGAACGCCAACGCTGCGCCTCCGGCCGGTGGTGCGCCCCAACAGGGCGGCGGGATCGCGCCGTTCCTGGGTGACACGGACCCTGGCGCGCCAGATCAGGCGACGCCGCCGCAGCCCTATCAGGTGAGCGCCCCGCCAACTCCCGCCGCGCCGGCTCCCCCTCCAGCTCCGTCGACGCCGCCCTCCGACGAGCAGGACCATGGCGGCCTCAGCGGCTTCCTGTCGCGCATGGTGCAGAAGGCGACCAACCGCGACCAGGACACCGGCATGTCCTTCATCGACAAGCTCGGCAAGTTCGGCGGCCAGATCACGGATATGGCGGGAGACACCCGCGGGGCGGCCGCGAACTACGATGCGCAAGCCAAGCAGCGCGTGGCTGACACGCAGGCCGAGGCGAAGCGCCAACAGCTCCAGCAGATGGCCGATGCCCTAGGGATGAGCCCGCGCGAAAAGCTCATCTTCACGGCCAATCCGGACGCCTGGGTCGCGGCCAATGCGAAGGGCCTGGAGCCCGCCACGCTCCCCGGTGGCGATACCCGCCTGGTGACCGGCGCTGCGCCCTATACCGCGCCCAAGGTCGGCCAGGAGGGCGGCGAGGGTTATAGCCTCACCCCTGACGGGATGAAGGACTTGGGCGGTCTGGCGCCTTCGCCGCAGCAGGAGGTGCAGAACAACGTCAAGCAGGCACAGCAAGCCGCGCTGTCCGCCTATCACCAGACCATGGCGAAGGCCGCCCAGGTCCGGGCCGCGGCCGATCAGCAGCGCGCGAATAGACCCGCGCTGGGGAACGGCGGCGACTGGCGCAGTCGCGTCGTCGGCCATGGGGTGGTGCAATAATGGCCGCCGCCTCGTCTTCCGGCGCCAATGCGCCGCCGCTCGGCGTTGTGATCAAGAACGACGACGGGTCGAACTCCATCTGGAACGGCAAGCAGTGGGCGCCAGCCACGCAGCGGGGCGATGGCTCGTGGGGCGTCGACAACGCCAAGCTCGCCTCCATGGGCCTGAACCAGTCGGGAGGGGCGATCTCTCCAGCCGACCAGAAGCAGGTTGAGGCCTTGCGAACCGCCTCGGACGCCACCGACCAAGCCGCAGCGCTGACCAGCGACTTCATGACCCGGAACGCCCGAACGTCCACTGGGGGCATCTACGCACTGCCGCTGATCGGCAGCGCTGCGAAGGCGCTCGGTTTCGGCGGGGATGACCTGGCCCAGATGGACCGGGACAGCACCAGCCTCGCAACCGCGCTGCGCGCGCCCGGCCAACGCCTGACCCAGATGGAGTTCCTTCAGAACCTCCGCTCCGGACCCACGATCAAGAACAACTTCGCGAACAACCGGCAGGCCTCGCAAGGCGTCTACAACGCGAACACGCTGGGGCAAGCCAAGACGGCCTTCTATTCTTCGTACCTCGATGCAAAGCGGACTCTCGCGGGCGTCGAACCGGCGTGGCAGTCCTGGAAAGCCCAGCATTTCAACGCAGACGGCAGCTATTCCCACGACCCGATCACCCACCAGCAGGCCGCCGGCGGGGCGCTCAAGGGCCGCAGCGCGTCGGGTGCTGCTCCCCCGGTCCTCAAGCCCTCCGACTATCTCCAGCAGGACGACGAGGAAGACTGATGCCGATCCAGGTTCAGCTCCCCAGCGGACGGGTGACGACGGTCGATACGGACGACCCGAAGGTGGCCGCCGCGACCGCGCGGGCCTTCGTGGTGCGCGACCCCTACGAGTCCGCGCGCGCCAAGCTGAACACCAGCCCGGCCGCGCGGAACACATTCGGGTCGCTCGCCAC